CGACCTGATGCACCGAACCGTCAGCAGCTTGATGATTGACGGCAACGCTTTCCTCATGGTGCTGCGTGATGGCGCCGAGATTGTCGAGATTCGCCTGCTTGACCCACGCAAGGTGACGATCCTACGCAACGAAAACGGTGCGCCAATCTATCGCGTGAAGACGACGGCGGGCGCCGTTGACTTGACCGCTGACGACATCGTGCACATCACACTCTTCGGAATTGGCGAAGACTTGCGCGGGCTCTCACCAGTTGAGCACCACAAGACGACGCTCGGACTTGCCAAGGCAACGACAGAATACGCGGCTCAGTTCTTTGCTCAAGGAGCCTCAGTTTCTGGACTCGTGACAGTCCCGGGAGAGCTCACCGCCGATCAGGCAGAGAGCCTGCGCGCATCGTTCGGACGACGTCACGAAGGGCTGCGCAACATGCACAAGGTTGCAGTGCTCACGGGCGGCGCCGACTTCAAGAGCATGGGGTTCAACCCTTCTGACTTGGCAATCGTTGAAAACATGGAAGCAGGCACGCAGGCAATCGCCCGACTCTATGGCGTACCGCTGCATCTGCTCCAGCTGCCGGGCGGCAACTCCAGCTTCAATAGCCTTGAGATCATCTCACGAGAGTGGTTGACCTTGGGACTCGGCAGCCTGATCGCTCGGCTAGAAGCAGGCTTCCAGCGGCTCATCGTTGGCGACACCACGTTCATCAAGTTCAACGTTGACTCAATGCTGCGACCGTTGACGAAGGAGCGATTCGACGCCTACGCCGTGGCACTCAACAACGGCTTTCTCAGCCTGAACGAAGTGCGCACCCTTGAGGATCGCCCGCCAGTGGGCCCTGATGGTGACGCCTTCCGCCAGCCGCTCAACATCGGCACCGTAGGTGAGGAGCCGCAGGCGTGAGCTACGTCATCGTTGACCTAGACGGCACGCTGGTGCTTGACAATGAGCAGCCGAATCAGCCACTGATTGACGCACTGAACGAGAAGGTCATGAGCGGCGACGCGCAGGTGATCATCGTCAGCGCGCGCAAGATCGACCGCCTGACTGAGACACGCGCATGGCTGCAGGAGTACGGCGTGGCTGGCGTTGAGGAGATTCACCTGAACGACTTTGAGGGCAGCGCCTTCGCCACTGGGCTTGCGTTCAAGGAATACAAGTATGGACTCCTGAAAGAGCAGTACGGCACGGAGATTGAGTATGCGATCGACAACGACCCAGCCGTGCGCGAGATGGCGCAGGGCTTGGGGATTGAAGCCTACACGCCAGAGCAGTTCATCACGGACGAAGAGCGCGCCATCGTCAACGTGCCGAACTACGTCGCAGCTGCAGCCAAGGCTGGACTCGAAGCGTATGAAGGCGGGCTGGGCGGCGACGGGTTGCAGCCAGCCACCATCCGAGAAGCGCGTCAACTTGCCGAAGGGCGAGTGGATGATGAGAAGGTCATGCGCATGTCGGCGTGGATTCGCCGACACCGTGGTGATTGGGAGGGCGTGCCGCAGAACAGTGACCCAGAGCATCCTGACTTCCCAGCACCGGGAGCCGTGGCGGCCCTACTCTGGGGCGTCAACCCAGTAGACACAAATGGCGCCGACCGTGTCCTTGCTTGGGCGGATACTATCAACAACACCACGCAGCTTGAGGAGAACTCAATGGCACGAGAACACGAAACACGCGCACTGCCGCTCGGCGACTTCACCGTCACCGAAGGCGAAGACGGACAGAAGACGTTCACGGGATACGCCGCCGTCTTCGGCGCGGAATCGCAGGGCCTGCCCTTCATTGAGCGCATCGCCAACGGAGCCTTCGCGCGCGCCATCAAGCAGGCGGAGCAGGGGCGCCGCGTTATCAAGTTCTTGCACGGTCACGATGAGAGCCGCATGCTGGCAACGACCGCGAGCGGGCGACTGACCCTGACTGAAGACAACGTTGGGCTCAAGGTTGAGGCTCGCCTTGACCCAGCCGACCCAGATGCCGCCGCCGTTATCAGCAAGCTGACGAACGAAGCCAAGGCGATGGGGATGTCCTTCGGCTTCACCGTGCCGAAGAACGGGCAGGAGTGGCACGAAGACGGCAGCCGCACCCTGACTGAGATTGGGCTGCTCGAAGTCTCCACGCTCTCGGGCCATACTCCTGCATACCCTGCAACGCTCGGGCTGACCGCCGTGCGCAAGATCGCGCCGAATAAGATCGGCGTGGACGGCGACGCTCTCGTTGAGACTCTTGAAGCCGTCAAGGCTGGCAACACTCTTGACGCTGATCAGACGGCGCTGCTCGACGCAGTGCGCGCCAAGCTAGGCGCAGCACCCGAGCCTGTCATTGAAGCAACTGCCCCGGCTGGCGAGCACCACACCATTGTGGCAGCCCGCCTGAAGTTGGAGCAGTTGAAGGGATAAACTCCCAACAGCCCACGCGCCACGGTTCTTCTGGCTGATCATCAGAAGCGTCGGATAGGTGGCTCGGCGTATTGTGTAAACCCAGAGAAAGATGAAGGAGTCCAACATGGACAGCATCAAGAATCTGGCTGAGAAGCGCGCCGCGCTGTTGACTGATGCTTCGGGCATCGTTGCAGATGCAGCAGCCAAGGGCGAAGCCCTTTCGGCTGAGGCACAGGCTCGTTTTGACGCCCTTACTTCGGAGGCTTCAGTTGTTGCTTCCGCCATCACTTCAGAGAAGATCGCTGCTGAGGCCCGTGCCGCAGCCGACGCTGCTCGCTCGGAGAAGGCTGTTGCCTTCGCCCCGGCGACTGAGTCGACCCGTGACCTGTCCGCTGAGCTTCGCCGAATCGCCCGAGACGGCGGCACGGTTGAGCTTCGTGACATCACGAAGGCGACCTTCACGCAGGCAGTTGAGCAGGGTGACCGCTTCTGGATCACCGCTGGTCAGGTCAACCCGTTCGTTGATCCTGCCGTTGTTTCCGTCATCCAGCTCGAGAAGGGCAACGTTCTTGCTCTTCCACGAACGACCGCTCTCGGCACTGCAGCCGCAGTGAACGAAGGCTCGTCGATCGGCGAGTCGGACGGCACGAACTCGTCCCTCAGCCTGACGCCAGTGAAGTACGCTTCGCTTCTTCAGGTCGGAATCGAGACTGTTCAGGATCAGATGTTCGACGTAGCCTCATGGGCCACGGAGAAGCTGGCTGCTGAACTCAGCGTCGCGCACGGGGCAGTTGCTGCTCCTGCTGTTGCCGCTGCAGCCACGGTTGGCGTTCAGGGTGCGGCAGTTGCCCCAACCTACGCGAACCTTGTCAGCCTCATCTATTCGGTGAAGCAGCAGTATCGTCGCGCTGCGAAGCGCGGCTTCCTCATGAACGACACCACGCTTGGTGCAGTCATGGGACTCGTTGACGGCGCAAGCCGACCAATCTTCGTGCCGGGCGATCAGAACCGCCCAGACACGATCCTTGGCTTCCCAGTCTATTCAGCCGCTCTCGTCGACAACGGTGACGAAGCTCTCTCGATCGCTTTCGGCGATCTTGGAAGCGTGTACACTGCCATCGCTGGGGCGCCTGCAATCGAAGCTGACCGCTCCTTCGCCTTCGGCACGGGCCTTGTCTCGTATCGCGGAATCCTCCGTGGTGCAACGGGACTCATTGACCCGAACGCCGTCAAGACGTTCAAGGGCGCGAACGTCTAATCCTTCGGGACTAGACTCGCAGGCGGCGGGGAGTCGGGCTTCGGCTCGGCTCCCCGTCACCATTAGCAGGAGGGCAACATGAAAGTGCGACTCATCTATCGACTAGACGGCACCCGCAACGGGCAGCCATGGCCCGCCATTGGCGGCGAGATTGACCTGCCAACCAGCGAAGCCATCAACCTCATCAACCACGGCTACGCCGTGCCAGTGCCCGTGCCACAGGTGCAGGAGCGTGCAACGCTTGAGCAGGAGCCTGAGCGCGCTACACTGCCGAAGACAACCTCCAAGCCACGCAAGGGGAGAAACTAAATGGCAGTTGCAAGCGTTCAGAAAAGCATCAACGCATCCACGCCGACGCTGCTGGTTCAGGCTGACACTGACGGCTGCATCGTCTACCTGCACACGCAGGTCACCATCTGGGTGGGCGGAGCGACCGTGAGCAGCAG